AGGATGCGTTTGACAGCATCAATCATGTCTTCTTGATCACCTGATTCCATTGCAAGAAACAGAAGTTTCTCTTCTTTAACTAGGAAAGGTCTATATTTAACCGCTCTACCATCAGAAGGTAGTTTGGTATTATAATAAGGTACACTTAACTTAGGTAATGCCATAGAAATTCAACTCAGTATTTTTATTTAGGGGGTTACGCGGTGGTGTTATTGCTCAAAGTGGAGCCAGACATTAACTGACCACCAGATTTTGAAGAGTTAGTTTTAAGGTTTTGTGCCGCTGGTGCTCTAGTTTGTGTTGCTGGATTTGGATCGTTGATTGACTGTCCAGGAATAGGTAACGGAGAATCATCAGAAGCACCAGTGTTAAAGTAGAATGCTCTACCATCATCATCTAGAATCTGCTTACCATAGAATCTATATCTCTCGTAATAGAATCCAACATCCAATGTGAGTGTCTGAGCCTGCTGGTTATTGAGATTCATAGATCCAATATTATATGGAAACACATTTTCCATATCATACACACCAACTAGTTGGTGATCTTTAAAAAAGTCTGCTTTTTTTGGAAGTGGAATACCATTCTTCTTATAGAATCTTTTGGTTTCTTTTGTCAAGTCAAAGATTTTACCACCACCTCTTTCATACTTGAAAATATACAGGTGGGGAGCAGTATAATCATCATAATAATCAGTCATCTGATTAGAATCACTGGACATGATTTGTATCCACTTTTCAAAGATCATCCTAGTCTTATGTGACCTAGGCATTCTGAATGTAATACTAATCTGACTGAATGTTGAGGTGGTTGCATAGTTATATGCTGCACCAACATTTTTAATTTGACCAGTGGTTACCTGCTTACTAGGAAGATTAACACTGTCAGCATAATAGTTTAAGATCTTATTTTCGTCTCTGACTTCCAGATCATACTTGCCATACAGCATATATCTACCAGATCTCAGGCACCTTGGCGTTGCAAAATTGACAGCATACAGATTCTGTGTTGCTGGTCCATTTTCATTGTCCTTAAAGAATGACTGAAACTCAGAGATTCTAAAGGAGCTTGAGTGTCTACCCTTTCTTCTTAGATAATTTTTGTTTCCTGCCATGTTATACCTTTAATTCCTTTTCGGTAATAATCTTAAACTCCCAACCATTATCTATACAAAATTCTGTCGCTGCTTTCCACTTTGCTTGGTTGACACTCCAAGTAACAACCTCATTAATATATCTTTTAGTCACCCTCTTTTGTGTGGGTGGTTCTTTGGTTTGTCGGTATGGTTTTACCTCAACCAAATACTTATTGCGACCAATTTTTAAATAAAAATCAGGAAAATAACGATGACGCTTACCATCTACGGGAGATATGTAAGGTATGATGATCTCTTCACTTCCCCACTCTTCAATTGATGGTGTAATGTCACACCATTTCATAAATTTATATTCCCAAGATGATCTATAAATGATATTGGCAGGGTCGCCCTTATACTTCCTCGGAAAGGAAGGTCTATACTTTCCCTGATACCTCATAAATAGATTGTATGATCATATATCTATTTAGACCCAATGGCTAAGGGAAAATCATCTGGATCTGTTTTAAAGTATCCTCTAAAGCCCCCTGTTGCTGGTAGTCCCTACCTAGAAAGCACAGAAGGACCAACTGGAAGGATGGATTTCCTTAGATTCCAAAGGTTTAGAGTTAACTATTCGGATACACAGTATGGAGGATTGAATCTTCCTGATAATAAGGCAACGACTACGTTGAATCCTACTATAGCATACTTGACCATGCCGCATAACATTACGGCAAACTATACGGCAACGTATAATCAAGCAAACATGGGTGTGCTTGGCATTGCTGCTACCAGACTTGCATCAGCAATCACAGATGGAATGGGTGGTGAGCAATTAAATGAAATGCTTACTGACATTGTGCAGAGAAGTGCTGGTGGTGCTCTTCCAGAGGTGCTATTTAATAAAGGTGCTACTGCTATCCAAAGTTTAAATCAGATGGGTAGTTTGGGTGGTGATATTACAGGCAATGTCTTGAGTGCTTTGTCTCAGGGAAAGGTTATGAATCCTTATACTGAGCAGGTTTTCCAAGGTATCAACTTTAGAAATCACACCTTTACTATCAAAATGCTTGCGCGAAATAAGAAAGAAGCAAAGGAAATTCTGAATATTATTCAATACTTTAAGGAAGGATCCCTTCCAATATTGGAAGACGCTAAGGCAAAGAAAAATAAAAATAATCAGGGTAACAATAGTAACAACACCTTCAAAAGTAAGAAGAATACAAAACTCTCTACGGCAGGTAGATATCTTAAAGTGCCTGACTATTTTGCTTTAGAATTTGTCAGACTGAATATGGAATCAGACACAATCTCACCTGTGCCTCACTATAAATTCCAACCATGTGTCTGTCAATCTGTAAACGTAAATTATACACCAGATGGTCAGTATGTATCTTTCAAGGATGCTATTGCAGATCTTAGGACAAATGGTGATGGCTCTCTGAAGCAAATGATGGTGCCTGCAGTTGAATTAACACTCAATTTTGCAGAAGCAAGAATTGTAACACAAGCAGACGCAGTAGCAGGATTCTAATATGGCATACTTCGATTTTTTACCAAATCATTATGTTTGGGAAGGAAATGCCATCGGTGGCATTGACAAAAAACTAGTCAAGAATATATTCAGGAGGATTGTCCTCGCTGATAAGATTGAAAAGTATGTCAATTCCTATGAGGCATATTATATCGAAGATGGTGAGAGACCCGAAACTCTTGCATTTGATTTCTTTGGAGACTCCGAGTTGGACTGGGTAATACTGTTGGCAAACAACATTACCGATCCATATACACAGTGGCCTATGGATACAAACGCACTATTGCAATATACAGTATCTCAATATAGTGATCCCGATGCAATTCACCACTGGGAAACAAAAGAAGTTGAATTTGATGGAGCAATCTTCAACAAAGAAGGTATAGAAGTAAATGAAGATTACATTGTGACTCTTCCCGATGGGACAACTCTTGGTAGGGATCAATCAATATTCCCTGTGACTAACTTAGAGCATGAAACTATGATCAATGAAAAGAAAAGACTCATTGGTATTCCTGATGGCAATTTCGTAGCATTCTTTGAATCTGAAGTTGATCGTCTTACTGATTATGAAGAAAGTCCAGAGCTTGATAGAGATGGCAATAAAACTAGTGTCATCAATCCTACCGCTAAGTATCTGGAGCGGACTCGGTATAGAAGAGATGGTCAAAATATTCAGGTTGCAGAAGAAGGCATCCTTTCAGGTGACAGTCCTGTAATCGATACTTATGATCAAGATTTTACCGCTGATGACATCCTCGTTGCAGGTGTAACACAAAACGTAAGCAACGTCCAAAGTGTTAGCAGCTCTGTCAGCAGCACTAATACTACTACAACTACAACAACTTCTACTACAACCACCACGTCCAGTGGATCTTCTAGTAGCAGCAGTAGTAGTGGATCATCTAGTAGTGGATCTTCTAGCAGCAGTAGCAGTGGCAGTAGCAGCAGTGGATCATCTAGTAGTGGATCTTCTAGCAGCGGAGGATACGGTGGAGGATATTGATCCTAGCGAATTTATAAACATGGATATATCAAAAGACGGACTCATACTTGTGTACAAGTCCGTCTCTTTTCATTTGGATAAGTGGTGTGGTGGAGACCCTAGAGAGCAAGAAGCACTCTTTATGATGAAAGATAATCTTCTGCGTATTATATTGGAGCAGCAGTTTCAAAAACCTTAGGGGTCAAATTTTTGGCGGGATTTTTTTTCCGACTTTCTGGTAATCAAAAGTCGTTTTTGGTTTTGACCATCACGTTACCAGCAATGACTGACCTGTATCTGTGTGATGTATTCTTCTTGACACCATGTCTCAACCAGGAAGGGAAGACTATAAAGTCTCCCTTATTTTGTGGTGGAATAGTTTCTACACCATTCTTGGTCCAGTAAAATAAACTAAGATCAATTGGATCAGTAAAGTGGACCCAAGAATAGACTGCATTAGGAGATAGGTGATCGTGCTCTGGATGGTGTGCTCCCGTAGGATATATCTGCATCCAATATGAGAATTCATAATCACGAATCAATCCTAAGTCCTTAGCAACCTTGTCAAGTATTTGACCATAGCACTCAGAGAATACAGACTCAGGTCTCCGATCCCATTCCAAATAATAAGAGGAAAAATGTCCTCTGCCATAATCATATGAGTCTTTTATAGAAAGAAGAGCAGTTGAAACTTCTTCCAACTGCTCTTGATCAATCACTATGTTATCTCTCCACAACTCCATTAGTGTACGTGAAATTCAAGAATGGATCGGGGACGATAATGATACTCATAATATTTCTTGCCATGTCTCCACCTATTGTGTCCATGACAATGCCAATCGATATGCTTGTTAGGATGACCGTGGCATGTGAAATACTTTTTAGTAGGTTCGTGATGGTGATGATTATGTTTGTGACGTGGATGTGCCAGGGCAGGTGCCCCAGCAGCAAAAACCAACATCACTGCCAAAATAGCAGTTTTCATTAGTCTTCTTCAGCAAGTTTTGCAAAGTAAGACATTGCATCTTCCTCATCATCTACGGGAGAAGCAGCAACTGCTTTCTCTCGGAAGTTAGAAACTTCTTCACCCCAAGAGGGTTTAGATGGGGAGACTGTAATGTCAGCGGCATTGAAGTCTCCACGACCTTCAGACTCATCCTCAAGGGACTCGTCAACAGGACGGGCAGGGGCGGGTGCCTTGCCAAGGACAAGATCCAAACGCTGCTTCAGTTGCTCGTAGGTCTTGAAGTTTTTAGCATCTTCAAACTCTGCGAGAGAGTATGCATCTTTCCAGATTGCTTCCAGACGATCGTCAGAGAAGTCTTCAAGCACTCCAGGAGAAGCAAACTCGGACTTGTCATAATTCCAGTAACCATCGACCTTGCGGATCTTCAGTTTGAAATTAGCACCAGTCCAGAAGTTGAAAGGATCCAGAGGTGTTTCGTCAGCAAATGCAGGTTGCATTGCTTCAACGATTTTGTCAAAGATTTTCTTACCATACTTGTAGAGGAAAACCTTACCCTCATTTTCAGGGTGTGCAGGGTCACTGACAACATAGATGTTGCTGTAGTAAGAGAGCTTACGCTTCTGAGCACGAGCAACTTCCTTGTCAGAATCACGACCACTATTCCAGAGTTGGCGATTCAACTCAGCAACAGGATCATCCTTGCCAACAGTGGTCAAAGAGTTTTCGATATACCACTGACCACCAGGACCCTTAAAAGCATGGGACCAGATCTTTGCCCAAGGCATTTCTTCGCCATCGGGTGCGGGCAAGAATCGGATAACGGCATAACCATTACCAGACTTGTCCATCTCAGGTTTCCAGAGGCGCTCATCAGGACCAGCGCCACCCGAAGGTTGATTGATTTTTTCGATCTCTCGTGTCAGTTTTGCCAGCGAGTTGCCAGCAGCGGACGCTTTTTTGAGGGATGCGAATGACATGATTGTATTCTCCGTATTTGTTGTGTGTAGTTGGATTGGTTGCTACTGGATAATCGTAGCATACTATTTAGTTGTTGTCAATTTCCTGTTGTGCCGCTTTCTCAAGCGTCTCTACCATGGCATCCATGCACTCCATCATGCTTTTGTAACCAAAGGCATTGCACAGTGCGTTGATCCTAGTTTTCATATCTGCTGCAGAAGAATCAGTCTTAGCAGCGAGTGACAGTCTAGTATAGAAAGTCTTCTGCTTGTCGATCAAATTCTTACAGTCCTGAATATGATCTAGTTTTTCTTCAGGACTCATGTCTGACAGTAGACTAGTCCTGCTTGCAACTTCCTGATAGGTTTGGAAGATCTTTTCTAAATCTCCTTTGACCTGATCAGATGCAAAAAATGCGCTATCATTCATAGTTTTTCCTCTATGGTCTTCAGTATGATTTGTTTATACTTCTTACAATCAATATCTAAAAACGGTTGATACTTTTCGATCTTCAATTTAGTGTCTTTCCAAATTGGATCATCTAATACCTTATCGATGCGACTAACATAACCAAGACAATAATTAAATACTACCAAAGTCTCTAGGTTAATCTCACTTGCGTAAAATCTTTTTAGTAAGAAGGGATGTTTACCTTTCTCTGCTGCAAATAACTTGTCAAAGTTTTCTTCATATGGATAACCGATGTCATCCAAGAGAATATTTACATCCTGCTTAAATTTATAAGTAAATGATTCTTGAAGTGACTTCCACTGCTGATATATATCCAGACTAAAGTTTCTTAAGTAACCTTTACCGTCACATACAAAGTTGGCAACAAAATAATCCAGCATGTCTGCATCGGAAAACTTTGTTGCCAACTTCTTGAAAAAATATCTGTCGTTTCTCTGCTCAAATGACTTCTCGCTTGCACGAGACTTGCCACGATACTTCACATAATCATAATCTGGTTTGGTGAAGTGATTTTTCAATGCGAGATACATCTTATACACTTCAAATCCTGTCACAGTGGCAGCACTCCCTTTGATGTTTGTTTAATGTAGTTAAGTCGTTGTGCTTCATGCCGAAGTCTTTCTTTCAGTGGTTTGGACAGCAACTTAGGCACTGTCTCGATCTCGATCTCATTTTCTTGGCAGTAAGTTACGACTGCTTCGATGTAAGAGATCAATCCCCCACTCGTTTTAACAAGTTTTTCGATCTCCATAGAAAACTTCGACGGAGTGAGAAACTTTTCGTCAGTTTCCTTTGGCATTTGCAAACTCTTCGATGTAGGTTTTAAGTAACTGTAAATAGTCATCAAGATTGTACTTCTCAAACACTTGAATAGACCCGTCTTCAACCGCGATAAGTGTGACAATTTTCTTTACCTCAATTCCTGTCCTTTCTAGAAACATCGCTGCATATGCAGTCTCTTGCACAAAATAGTGCTCGATGTAATCTTCTTTCTTTTCCTTAGTTGAGGTTTTAAAATCGATTACTGCCAATTCGCCATCGAATTCAGCAATACAGTCAACCCTACCAGCTAGTCCAAGATAATGTGAGTAAAGAAAACCCTCCAAACAATGAATGTTGTTAATCCGATTGAGCGTAGCCTTTGCGGACTGAAACATTCTAACAGACAATGGATTGTTTGCCAAGTACCCTTTTAGATCTAGATTATCTTTGAAATAGTCTTCAGTAATACTGTGAAATGCTGTGCCTCGTTGTGTAGCACGGGCAGTGATGCGATTAGCCTCTGTTTCACCAATTTTTCTTCGCCATTCTGCGAAGAAGGCAGCGTTTTTAAACGATGTGATTGAGGTAACACTCGGGTAGTATTTATCTGCTCCAGGGATGGGGTAAAATCTCACCCCATCTTCACTCACAGGTTCGACATCGGGAGTATCGATGTCAACATGGACAAAATTAAATGGCATTAGAATCCGAGATTATATTTGCTGATAAGGTAGGATTTAACGAGACCAGATCTAACGATATCATCAATACCAAATTCAATACATGAAAACTCTTCCATGTTTTGCAGAATTTTAATGAAGTCTGAGATACCAGATCTTTCATGATCTCTAGTAAGGTCAGACTGTGTGATGTCACCACACAACATGATCTTAGAGTCTTCACCGATACGGGTGATCATAGAATCTAACTCATGGAAGTTTAGATTACTGAATTCATCTACAATAACAATGGCATTATCAAGAGTAACACCCCTAATAAAACTTGTAGACCAGAAACTAATAGTTTCCTGCGCTCGGAGGTTGTCATATAGCATTTCAAATGAGTTGTCATCTGGCATACTAAACATGTATCTCACCATATTTTTGTATGGGATTTGATACAGTGCAGACTTATCTTCATGGTCTCCAGGTAGGAAACCAATCTCTCTTGTAGGCACAAGTGACCTTACGATATAAATTTTATCATAAGGTGTGGCATCGTCAAGCACCTCTCTAAGTGCCATGTAGAGAGTAATGAAAGTTTTACCAGTGCCTGCTGCACCATGAAGTAAAAGATTTTTTCCAAGATCATACTGCTCAAAAGCAACAGTCTGATTCTCAGTCAACGGTTTGATAGGCACCATGTAGGAGCTATCAATAGGTTTCTTTCTTTTCATCTGCTTCGAACTCATACCAGGACGGACAGGGTTTGCACTACTGGTGTTACGCTTTCTTGCTCTAGCCATATCAAGTAAATCGACTCAAATTTGCACGGGGGTGATGACTCTGCACTTTGGACATCACTTCTTTGAAACCATCAGACTGTTTGGGTTTACCATAGATGGTGCCTGTTGGCGAGGCTGCCTCCCAGTCCTTATCCCAATCAGGATTATCCTCCTTCCACTGACAGTATTCTGCCATTGACATTCGGAATTCTTTTTTTTCTCCTGTCTTGAGATTTTTTACATTGTATGTAGGCATTTAACAGTCCTCCTCTTTTTTGAATTGTTTACGACACTTCTTGAGTTCCTTCATCTCATCTTTGATCATCTGATAGGCATCCTCAGGAGAGATTTTCCTACCCATTTCCATAGCACATGCCATCTCAACTCTTGTGCCGAAATGTTTTAGTGCTTCTTCAAAGCAATTTAATTCTTCATACATTAATCAATCCTCAGAGAAGGTTGTAGGCAGTTGCACTCGTCTAGATGCTCAGGGCATCCGCAGTCTCCTTCAGGGCACCACCCAAGCGCCTCAGAGATCGTTGGAAACTGGCAGACGAAATGCTGCTTGGCAAGCAGTGCAATGTCTTGGTGCTCTTTCTGGGTGCCATTGGCAGAACGCAATTCAATATAATGGATCCAATTTCTTAGATTGCCCGTCATGTATAATTTTGTCCCTACGCATAAAGGAAGCACATTTCTTGCACATTCCTTTGCAATCCCAGAGTCAAGCATATCTTGATAGAGTTTCATCGACTCTTGGAAATGATGCTGCATCAAGATCTGGAATTTCTGATTCAGGAAAGGATCAACATCATCAATAGAATTCTGTCGATTCTTTGTATCCTGACGACGCAATTCAGGTAGTGGGATAGTGTCACCTAGCAGAGAGGAATCTGCATAGCGTTGAGAGAACTCTTGAAATGTAAATGATCTATGACGCAGCACTTGAGCTGCGATTGCCCTGGTTGTAGAAAGCTCCAAGGTCATATGTGCTTGCTCAAACACAGACCAGTGTCCATGCTTAATACAATACTTGAGCAGTCCTGCAACCTTAGGATTCTCCTGATTTGCAGGATTGCTTACACGAGCAATATATCCAATTGTCTTCTCTGCATCAGGAGTGACAGAGATCAAACATACTTTTGTCATTTACCAATTAGCATTCTAGAAATAATAATTAAACCAATAGATTTAAAGTAACCTATGGCAGGCAGTCCAAAGATTACAGGCATCAACCAATTCCATAGTAACATGAAAACCAAAGGAATGCAAAGCAGTCCTGTAATCATTCCAAGTTTTTCTGCCCTAGTGCGAGGACGGGAGACTTCTTCTTCGATGTCTTCCTCCACCTCGTCTTTAAATTTATTAAAATAGATGGTCATTTCTTTTTCTTTTTAGGAGCATTAGGATCGATCCAGAGTTTAGGGTTTGCTCTACCTTCAGTCTGTGTCATAGTCACAAAGTCGTGACCATATAGATCCCAATAATAATCAAAGATGTCCACCTTCTTTGCAGCAGAAACAATATCAAATTTTGTCATGCCATCTTGTAGATATTCTACAAGATAAGCAGTGTAAGGAAGTGATCGATCCGTCGCAACGGAAGGATCACATTCCTTATGAATGAATTTCAACCTCTACCTCCCCATTGGATTTGTGGAAATGCTTCAGAGACTACTGTTTTAGTAATCCGTTTGTATTTCTCGCCCAGTCTACCATCCTTTACCAGACAAAGCAACTCTGCTTCTTCTGCGGACAATCCTTCCAACAGTTGCACAAACATTGACTCCCTTTTGAGACTAGGAAGTTTGTCAGCACCACCTTTGAAGAAACGGTAGAGACCTTTATATTCAGACTCCAGTCTAGTATGCTCCGTGCCAACTGGAGCATCGTTAGGGGTGTATGGCACATCACCTTCAGGCAGCACTGAGATAAGACTATCATCAAAATTAATGATAAGAATCTGTCTCAGTGCTGTGCTGTTGTGATCGCGAAGAAGTTTTACCTTCTCGCTTTTGGTCTTTGCGTTAGAAACTTTTCTAAGCACTTCAGAAAGCAGCAATCTTTTAGTGCTGTTTTGTAATCCTGCGGGCATAATAAACTCCTTTAATCATCATCTTCTTCATCCTCCCAGAATTCTACATCATTTCTAATGTAAAGGAGATCGTCTGATATAAGCATACCATCTTCTCCTATCATTTCTGGGTGTGTAATTGACTTAGCGAAGGCAGCGTTTTCGATATAGTCTTCAACGTATCCTTTTGCTAACCATGAAACTGTAATGCCTAAAATAAAGGCACCGACAGTTACTAAAACTACCAATGCAACTAACATGGTCTCCTCCTTATCTATTTACAATGATATGGAAACCTACCTCCTTCGCTAACTAAGATTATTTATAGGAGGTTTTGCTCCCTCAAATACTGGACAGTCTCAACGCAACCGCCGAGATTTTTTCCGCCCTCTACAACTTGGGGAAATGTAGCACCTTCACCAAACTGAGAATAAAATCCAGTCCGATCAAAGTCTCGACCAAGTTTATATTCTACAAATTTAAAATCGTAGTGCTGCATTACTGTAACAATCTTCTGACAGTATGGGCAACCGTCTCTGGAATAAATGGTGTAATTCATAAATGCTCCAAATAAAAAAGGGACACCGCAGTGTCCCCAGATTGTGTTTTATTTAGACCGTATCAGAAGGAATACTTCAGACCCAGCTTAGCACCGTAGCCACGGTCAAGATCCTCATCGCCACTACCGACGAAGGAGACTTCGCCATATGCACCCAGTGCATCAGTCACAGCGAAACCAAGACCTGCCTTACCAGAGGGGACAGCATCAGCATCACCACCGTCAGGAGTCAGCACAGTAGCGCCGCCCTGGACATAGTAAGAACCACGCTCACCCAGTGCGCCTTCATAGCCCAGGTGAAGGTCAGTCGCCGCTCCGTTATACTCCGAGCCAGTCCAACCAGCATTGGTTTCCA